TGCGTATCGTTTGGCTTATTACTGTTACGATTGTTTTAAGCCCATTAAATGAGGCGCTTATAATACCAATCGAGGCCGAGGCTGTAGCAGCCATAGCACGAATTGCAACGCCAACGCCTTGAACGAATGCTTGAAAGTCGCCATTTTGAGGAATCGCTGAAAGCTGTTCAAGTACAGGCTGAAACGCTAATAGCATTTCATTCTGAATAGACTGCCCCATTTCTGCGAACGTCATCGGAATTTCTGCAAATTTTGCGTTTGTTTCCTCAGCACTATTGAATAGTGCCTCTTTGATGATGTCGGCGGTAATCAACCCTTGTGATGACATATCTTTTAATTGACCTACAGTAAGGCCCATTTCTTGTGCAATAGATTGGGCGAGCATTGGCGCATTTTCCATAATGGAATGGAATTCATCGCCTTGTAATTTCCCCGCCGCCATTGCTTGCGTCAATTGGTACATCGCCGCACTTGATTCTTCAATGCTGGCGCCAGATACTTTGAATTGCTTATTCAATTGCTCGACGAACATAATCGCCTCATCATTCGAGCTGAACGCGTCTTTTGCCAACATATTCAGCTTGGCTACACTGTCCGCCATATCTACATAGCTGCCACGGGACCGCTGCGCTGCGTCGAATACCTTATCCATAATTTCGGCCGTGGTTTGCGTGCCGTCATTAATGAGGTTAATACGAGCGCGTACGCTGGTTAATTGGTCCGCTGTCTGCGTTGCCGCCGCTGCTATATCTTTGACAGCTGTCGCGGCTAAACTAATACCAGTAACAGCGCCAGCGAATTGCAAGCCCTTATTGACTTGGCCCATTATGGACTTAATTTCTTCACGAATGCCAGCTGCCTCTTTGGCTACTTTACTGCCTGCCTCTGATACGCCTTTCGGTATGTCAGTACTTAGCTTATTGGCAACCTTATTTATGGCCGCCTGTGCCTCTGTACTGTCCGCGCTGATCCGTACATTGATATTACTATCTGCCATTGTCTATATTTCACCCCCTGCCTCTCTAAATTCACGAATAAAATCCGCCTCATCTTGGCGCTTTTGTGCGTCTGTAGGCGGATATAAAATATCTATAAATTTCTTCGGTTCAATTGCTTTTGATAATTGCGTGTTCATGATGTTTGTAATCCAGAACGCTCTATTCTGGTCTTGGATTTTGCAGCGCCGTTCATAACCCTGTACGAGTTTTCTGTACTCAATAGGCTGTAACCGCATTAATTCCCAAGGTTTTAACTCAAGTACGCTATACGCAATTTCTTCGGCATTTCTCAGCCATAAAGAAAAAGAGGGGGCGCGTTGGCCCCCGTCTAGTTTTTTAGTTGTTCGGCCTCTTCCTCGATTGCCAATTTATCAGTTTGTGTAAGTTCATCGGGGAACATCTTATAATACATTTTCATGCCGTATGCTCCGCTCGCAACAATCGCTTTCATCAATGGCGCTTGTAGCGTCAATAAGCTTACATCGCTATCTTCCTTAGAAAGTAAATCGTCAATCAATTCAAAATATTGCTGAGGGTTCCGCTTATGCTGTTTCATACCAATGGCGTAGCCAGAAACAATACTATTAATAGGCCATGTCGGCATTTGCAAAAGTTCACCAATAGGCTTGCCTACTGCCGCCTCTAATTCCATAAGGCGCTGAATGTTGAACATAATATAATCGCCGTCTCTAAAAAAATCACATGTAACTGTTTTCATAAATAACTCTCCTATTGTTTAGCGCTAAAAAAGTAGGATTATTCTGTTGAATTAGCCGCCAACTACTGGGCTGCCTGCTGGTGCGTCTTGTAACTCAGATAAAGGACCGACGCCATTCAAGGAACCTTTATAAGTTGCTACGCCGTCATGAGGCGTGTTGATAGATAATTCTGTAACGCTGGCGATACCAGTGAAATAGCGTTTATCTGGATATTCAAACTTGATCATTACATTATCGCCGTCAAGGAATGCTTTTTCTAATAGTTTCAAGCTTTCCTCTTTAGGCATAAGCAACGTTTCAATTGAGAAAGACCATTCCTTAAGGCCTGCGATAGTAGATTTCCAACCGCCAGAACCTTTGTGAGACGCGTCAATGCTATCAGCTTTACGAGACAAGTCCCCACTACGTTGACCGCCTAATAATAGCCATTTAGCGCCAGCCTTTTCGTCTGTGCCAACGTTCAAATATAAAAGGTAGTTCTTGCCCGCTGTTGGCATATCTACCGCCGCTGGTTTATATAGTTTTGTTTCAGCCATTAATAAATACCCCCTTTAGTATCATTGTTTAAGTCATACAAACGAGCCTCAAATCTGTATTGAGTGCCAATAAAAGGCCTCATACTGTCATGGTCGTCTGTTTTATTTGTGCAGCGAATATCAATGACTTGATAGCCGCTATTTTGTAATACACAATACTCCTCGTTAAGCACGCCGCACGCCTCACGAAACGCAATCAAGATTTTCTCTATTTTGCTTTCGAGTCCCGATATTTGTGCATAGGCTGCACCGAATTCGTTGCTGTCCTCTTTGGTCCATACCTCAACATAAAACTCTTGTTTCAGCATGTTATGCACTTTATCGTCTATCGGCGTACATTCGCCACGGCCTAGCATTACCATGCCAAGCGTATCGACGCCCGCATTTTGAGGATTTAAAAAGCCGAGTTCGACTTTTCCGTCAAACCCAGCTTTCTCGATTGTGTATTTAATTTTATTTAATAATTCAAGCCACATATTAGCCACCTCGATATAGTGGAATACATCTATATCCCGCATACTTAGCTGGCTGCCCTGTTAGTTGCTCCGCCGTGATTTGGTTTTCTAAAACCGCTATTCTAGCATTGATATATGTCAATTTCTTAGAATAATAATCGTCGTCTTGGCCGTTGCGGCTATACGGCCCTACCAATGAGGCTGCTTTATTCATGCATGTCTCTCGATAGCAGTATAGCGTTACGAGTTCATCAGCAACGAATGAACGAATTACATCGCTCTCTTGCACGCCTAGCCGTTTAGCTAGCACATACAGCCATTGCTCGGCTTTTGTCAGCGTTGTTTCAAGCACATTAGGGCCTAGTAGCTCATCGTCGAATGTCATCTCTTGAAATTCGTATAGCATATATCAAACCCCTTACAGTTTAATTTCTAAATGCGTGCGGTTGGCGTTTAACTCAATATCTCGAGCCACATCATTAAGAGATACATCAACCGCTTTTGCAAAAATATCACGAATTTCGTCGCGGCTATGGTCTAGCGACTCATATAAGAACGGGTCGGCCTTTGTGCCTCTGTGATGTACACGTTTAGCGAATACAAACCCATTGCCACCGATTGGAACCCAGCGCAATGCCTTTTTATTCTTTGGAAAAATATCATGCGGCTTAGTCCCCTCATGCACAAACGGGCCATAATATGCGGCTTGACTGTCGATATATACCTCTGCTGTCCTATCTCCAATCATGCGCACATCAATAGCCCTCTCGAGTTGCCCCGTGTGCGATGTGAATCTATGGTTATTTTGCGCCGCCGCCTGTACATCTCTAGCGCTAGCCTTTACCGCTTTCCTCAATCTTCTCTCAAAGATTTCACGCGCATTCATGATTATTTCTTACTGGATTTTGTAGACTTTTTCTCGCCGTCTGTTGGCTCTTTGTCGGGCTCTTTATCGCCTACTCCGCCAGCGCCGTCTGTTGGCTCTTTGTCTGGCTCTAATACAGGCGCTAATATATAGCCCTCGTCAAGCAATTGTTCAAGAATAAATTCGTCATCTGTATATTTGACTTCATTCATTCGTACAAGTCTATATTTTCCCATGGTGTACCCCCGTTAGTAATTAAGCGCCAAAGTTAGCCCATACACTAGCCAAGCGATTTTTTGGAACCCATACATCGTGGAATTTACGATAATCGATAGACCAAGCATTTGCCTGCTGTGTAGTGTTAGGGTCAAAAATACGCATTTTGTCGGTTTTAGATACTGCAATCGCTGCCGCACGGCTCATAATTAGCCAGTTGATAGCTTTCGCACCTGTATCAGCTTTAAAACCGCCCTTTTCTTGGCCGCTAGTTGTGCCGTCATTGAAAATATATTGGGATTTCATACGAGCGCTAGGCACGCCAATAATAGGAATTTCATTGTAAATGCGAACGCGTGTATTGTATGCGCCATGTGTAAAGTTGCCTACATCGAGCAATCCTTTTTTACCTGCTGCCTCGTTCAAAATACTTTTAACACGCGCACTCATTACAATTACAAGGTCGCCAGTTTCACCGATTAAGTCCTCGATTTCCATGATTTCTTTGTTTAATTGTTTGATGATGTTTGTGTCATCTGGTGTAAATGCGTCTGTTTTACGGCTTTCTTGAGTTGCATATGCTGCCACCTTGGAATAACGATAAGCGTCAATTTCTGGAATTACTTGTTCCTTTTGGAATGCAGTCATAACATTTGTACCTGTTGCTAGGAAGTTAGATTCATCTACGTCCATAGAATCAAGTAAGAATTTACGGCCACGGTCTTGCGCCAATTTAAAATCTTGATATTTCAAGGATACGCCGCCACGATTATAACCATTATCACGATCATAATTTGCCAAGCCGTCAACGGATAAAGTAGGAATCTTAACAGTATCGCCGCCGTTATATTTAACTTCGCCAGCGTTGACTTCCATAAATCCAGATGTAGCACCTACTACCATTTGTTGGTCTAGCAATGTTTGAAAGTTTTGTGCCATTTGTAAAGTATTAATTGCCATGTTTTACCTCTTTTCTGTGAGTAAATCAATTATTTTCGCTTGGCGGTTTAATGCCAGCGATTTTGAACATTTCGGCAAGTTGTGCGTTTCCGCCTGTTGCATTGCCAGCACCTGCACCGCTGCCGCCATTTTGTGCAGGTTTAACCGCATACGGCTTGTCAGCAAGGAATGCAGTCGCACACTCTTCAATAGTGCCAATAGTGCCGTCCTCTTTCTTCCAGCCATAACTGCCGTCATCTTGCACGCTGATTTGTCCAGCGACTAGCTTGCTGAATGTTTGGGCGTCTGTACAATTTGCCTTTGTTAGTGCCGCAATAGTTTGGGCGCTAATTTCTGAATCGGTACGCTTTTGAATTTCGTCTTGTCGAGCCTTTTCTGCTGCCTCGTATTTGTCTGTAAGGCCTTTGATTTGCTTTTCAAGCGCAATGATCTCGGGCGTTTTTTGGCCTTTATTCGCCTCGTACTCGTCAACCTTGCCTTTTAACTCGTCGCGCGCCGTGGTTAATTCAGTAATTTTGCTTTCAAGTTTTAGGCGTTCCGTTTTTGACCCGTCATTGATTTTGGAAATCTCGGATTTAAAACCAGCAACTAGGTCTTTACCACCCTCAATTTCCTCTAATTTTGCGTACAATTCTGCTAAAGTCATGTATCTATCTCCTTTTCAACATGAATGCGCCACCTTTCGCCTCCTGCTACTTAATGGCAATATAAAAGGCCCACACTTTCGCTAGTGTGAGCCTGTAAAAACAATTATTTAATTTTAGCAATAAAAAAGCGCTTACAACATAGTAAGCGCTTTAACTCTCTTCAATCACTTTAAGAATATCGGTTGTTTTGATTTCATAAATATTCGAATCGGCATTTTCGACTTGAATATAGCCGTCTTTATAAAAGTGTAAGAGCGTTACTTCTTCACCATTTTTCAGTTTAACAACATCAAGCTCTTTCATTTAATCTTATCCTCGGGTTTTACATATGCACTAATAAGCCTAGGAATTTTTGAGCCTGTATCAATTTGCCACGCCATAACCAACTTAATGCGTCCACCTTTTAGCGAATCAACATATTTGGTTAATTCGTACCGCGTGCCATGCTTATTAACTCCTTTTTCAGTGATTTTAGAATCAACAACTGATTCCCTCAAAAACTGTTCAAATTCCTTTGCCCTACTTAAATTATATCCTAAATACTTTTCAAAAGCTACGGCCTTTGGGCCGCCTTGCTTATGTGCTTTGTTTAAACAGTATTTTGTGATTTTATCATCGTCAATTGTGAGCGAATCAATATCGCTGAATGCTTTATATAACGATTTCGGTCGTCTAACCTCAAATATATCACCACTCCACCCGCGCGCTCGTTCTGTCCATGATTCTTTACCGCTACTAACAACACGCCTGCCGTGAACACCGAGAATGCGCTCTTGATTGACTTTAGACAATGAATTAATGTATCGCTTTCCGCCCTCTTCGATGTTTTCCTCGGCCTTATGTATATCGATCTCGAAATCATATACAGGGGCAATCTTACATAAACAGTGAGGGTGAGCGGGTAGCGTTGGGAATTTATCCTTTGGATATATCCCTTTACCTAACCCGTAGAAATCAGCATTTGCATACACGTCGCATATATCGCATACAGGGTGGCGGCTGTTTAGCTGCCACTTCAAGGCCACTACATCGTCATCATTCTGATAACGTAGCATTTGCCCGTCCGCGTAGGCTCTCGCCGCCTCTGTGCGTGCTATACGCTCGGCGTTGTATCGTGCTTTCTCTTGCACGGCTACGTTTACCGATTTTGATAGGTCAATAGCGCTAGCTTCGTCAACGGCTTTTATCAATCCAGCATATGCAGCTCGTAGGCTCGGCGTTGTATTCTGCCGAACCTGTCTTTCTGTTTGGCGTAGCACATGCTTGAATT